GAACCGAAGTCATCACCCTCGACTACATCCAAGCCGAGATTCAGCGTCTAGAGGCTACGCTCGGAGAGATAGATGACAACGATTCTCCAGCAACGACTAGCGGAACTGAAACGGCTTGAGGCTCTAGAACTCAAGGCTCGGGCAGTCAAAGCCGAGCAAGCCAAAGCCGAGGCCGTTCACACCCGATACCGCAGCTCAGCGAGACCTCAGCAACTCCCTCCCGAGGGCAACTGGCGCATCTGGCTCATTCTCTCAGGCCGAGGCTGGGGTAAGACCTTCACCGGCGCAGGCTGGCTACTGGAGAAAGCCCTGAGCGAGCCAGGTATTGAGTGTGCAGTCGTCGCCCCGACCTTCACCGACGTTCGACGCACCTGTGTCGAGGGCCCCTCCGGTCTCATCAAGAGCCTCCCAGCCGGAACCCTTGAGCAATACAACCGAAGCAACGGGCAAATCACCCTGACCAACGGCTCGAAGATTCACATGGTCTCGGCAGACGTTCCCAATCGGGCCAGAGGATTAAATTTGTCCTACGCATGGCTCGACGAGTTCGCCGCATGGAGCTACGAGGAGACATGGACCGCAGGCCTCGCTCCGGCGCTTCGTATCGGCAACCCTCAGACCATCATCACCACGACCCCTCGCCCGACCAAACTCATCCGAGAGTTCATGGGACGCACGGACGGCTCAGTCGTCGTCACTCGTGGATCAACGTTCGACAACGCCGACAACCTCTCACCAGCCGCCCTCGCTGAACTGCGCTCACGCTATGACGGCACACGTCTCGGTCGCCAAGAGCTCTACGGCGAAGTGCTCACGGACACACCTGGCGCACTCTGGACGCTCGGCATGATTGAAGACCACCGGCTCCAAGTGGTACCGGAACTGGTACGAGTCGTGGTCGCCATCGACCCAGCCGTGACCTCCGGCGAGCACTCAGACGAAACCGGCATCCTCGTCGTCGGCAAAGGCGCAGACGGTAGGGGATACGTCCTTAGCGACCGTTCGTGCCGTGACACGCCCTCTGGGTGGGCTCACAGGGCAGTCCAAGCCTTTCACGACTTCAACGCTGACCGCATCGTCGCTGAAAAGAACCAGGGCGGCGACATGGTGGAGATGACCATTCGCTCCGTGCTCCCGACTGCACCGTTCAAGGGCATCACGGCAAAGCAGGGCAAGCGCCTCCGAGCCGAGCCAGTCGCCGCACTCTACGAGCAGGGGCGCATCAGCCACGTCGGAGCCTTCGACGAGCTCGAAGACCAGATGACCACATGGCTTCCCGATTCCGGCCTCTCACCTGACCGCCTCGACGCTCTCGTGCACGGCCTCACCGAACTCGGGCTGGCTGGTGGCACGTCAGCCGACAGATTCTTCCTCGAACTGGCTCCTCCCTGCTCCATGTGTGGGATGCCAGTGGCGAGAGACGCTAGTTCCTGCCCCTCCTGTGGGGCGCACAATAACGACTACGACCTCGTACAGGTCTACCCACGATAAGGACGAGATGGCACTTCGAGACCGATTCAGCCGGAAGGCACGAGACCTGAAACTGGCTGAGACCGTCGCCGAGGCTGTAAAGGCTGGGCTCTCGGGCTCGCCTCTCGGAACCACCAACTACAACCGAGCCACGCCTGCTGAGCCCTACTCCACCATCGGGGGGCAGGGCATCGTCACAGGCATCGGTCAGGCGATTCCTATGGATCGCCCTGGTGTCGGTCCTCAGGGTGGCTTCGGTGCGATGCTCGGACCTGCTGCACCTCTGCTCCCTGCGCCAATCGACGTAGTGCTCGACGACTCAGGCCGTGCGCTCCCCAGACGCTATGAATTTCAGGTAGCGACGAATCTCAACCTGACCCAGCAAGAGGTCCCCTACGGTGTCCTCAAGTCCCTCGCTGAGCAGTGTGACGTAATCCACCGAGCCATCGAGATTCGAGTGGGCGACCTCGTGAAGCAGGACTGGTCATTCGACCTCTCCGAGAACTGCATCGCAACCATCATGCAGGAGGAGAACTGCTCGCACGCTAAGGCCTCACGCATCGGGCGAGAGAAGTACGGCGAGGAAATCAACCGCCTTCAGTCATTCTTCAAGAACCCCTACGTCCAGTCTGAGCGCTCATGGAGCGAGTGGCTGACCGAGGCCCTGTGGCAAGTGTTCGTCTACGACCAACTCTGCATCTACCCTCGCTACAACCTCGGGGGAGCCATCATCGGCTTCGACATCATCGACGCTCCGACCATCAAGATTCTGCTCGACAACCGAGGCGACACTCCCCACCCACCACTGCCTGCCTACCAGCAGGTGCTCTGGGGCTTCCCTCGTGGCGAGTTCGTGGCCTCTCCCGACTCAGACGGTGACTTCTACAACTCACCAGGCAAGTACGGCGAGTTCAAGACCGACCAGATGAGCGTGTTCATCAAGAACCGTCGCACTTGGTCGCCCTACGGCTTCAGCCCAGTCGAGGAAGCAATCCCCTCGGCGACGCTCTACCTCGACCGTCAGGCATGGATGAGGGCTGAGTACCAGTTCGGCTCAATGCCGACGACGTTCATGAAGACGACCAGCCAAGAGCTCAGCCTCGAGAAGTTGTCGGGCTACGAGCGAGTGCTGAACGAGCGCCTCACCGGATCTACGGCAGAGCGCCACCGCATCAAGGTCCTCCCTGACGGCTTCGACCCAATTGCCATGCCAACGATGGACGAACGCTTCAAGAGCGACTACGACGAGTTCATCATCAAGCGCATCGCCTCCATCTTCGGCGTGGCTCCCTCGGCTCTCGGAGTCGTGGCCCGTGCCGGTCTCGGTGGTGGCAAGGGTCAGATGGAAGGCGAAGCACAGTCCTCCGAGACGGTCTCGACCCGTCCGATGGAGAACTACATCACCGACATCATCAACAGCCTGTGCCGTCGCTACCTCGACGCTGACCTCAACGTCACCTTCGTCATGCAAGACCGAGCGAACGCTATGGCTGCGAAGGAGCAGGCGCAGGCGAACCAAATCAGCCTGTTCTCGGGGCAGAAGACCCTCAACGACATTCAAGGCGAACTCGGTCAGGCGCTCTACGACATGCCAGAAGCCGACGAGCCGTTCATCGTCGCAGGCAACGCCATCCAGTTCCTCAAGGGCCTGCTCGACGTATCGGGCTCCGGCGAGACCATCGGACAGAAAGAGACCCCCAGTGAGCAGTCGTCATCGAGCCCACAAAGCGCAGAAGACGAAGGCGCTCAAGACACGGGTAAAGAAGTCGAGCGTCCGAGCAGCACGCCGGAAACTGACCTAAAGGCGCAAGAGGCTAAAGCCTTCGCCAAGTTCGCCGCTAAGCCTCGCTCCCGAGCCTTCGAGTTCAAGCACCACACGCCGGAAGAGGCCGAAGTCTTGAAAGCGCAGATAAGCGATACCCCAAAAGGACGTTCTCTTACTAAGAAGTCCTACCCGAACCTAGAGCCCATCCGCTCGGCAGTCGCCAAGCACAAAAAGGCTCTAGAGGCGGCGCTGGCGGCATCGGTCACTGGTCTCTCGGAGTTCCTCGACCAGGTGCTCCGCAACGTTCCCGAGTCAGCCAGTCCCGACCTCATCGCAGGCGTGGCACAAGGGGCGCTCGGCAACCTGCGCACGAACCCAGAACCGCTTCAGACGGCCCTGCAAGCCCTCTACGAGACCGCAGTTCGTCAGGGTGGGGAATACGCTGGCTCATTCGTGGCAGGGCAAGGAACGGCTCGGCTCTACGCCAACGTCGGCAACCTCGTCAAAGACATCAACCAGACAACCCTGAACCGCATCCGAGAGGAAGTCATTCAGGGCGTGTCCTCGGGGCAGTCAGCGACGGACATCGCAGCTCGTCTGAAGGGCGTAGTGCAGGGGCTCCCCTCGGGGCAACTCGCCAACGCCGTCACTCGGGCTGACGTGATCGCCGCAACCGAAGCCAACCGAGCCTTCAACATCGCCGCCGTCGATGCCTACCAAGCAGGCGGCGCTACTGGCTGGAACTGGGAAACCGAGCCGGATGCCTGCGAAGAGTGTCTGGCGCAAGAAGACCAGAACCCTCACTCATTCGACGAATCAGCCGACCTACCAGCCCACCCGAATTGTTTGTGCTACTCAACACGAGAAGACTAAAGGAAACTATGACTGACAACATCAAGAGCGTCTACTTCGGTGGCCTGACTGCCAAGCGTGGCGAGGATGGCTTCATGTACGTCAAGGGCATCGCCACTGACGACACCCTCGACCTCGACCAGCAAATCTGCGACCCTGCATGGCTCAAGAGCGCCATGCCAGCGTGGATGGAAATCGGCAACATCCGAGAGATGCACCAGAGCAAGGCAGTCGGCAAGGCTACCGAGATGGAGCAGTCCGGCTCAGGCTTCGTGGTCACTGCAAAGGTAGTGGACGAGCAGGCCGCCAAGATGGTCTCTGAAGGTGTCTACACCGGCTTCTCGGTCGGCATCAAGGGCGCTCGAGTTGTCAAGGACAACGCCGCACCAGGTGGACGCATCATCGACGGCACAATCGTCGAGGTCTCACTCGTAGACCGTCCGGCTAACCCCTCCGCAGTAATTGAAATCGCCAAGTCCATCAAGGGCGAACTAGTGAAAGGGGCCGCCGTGTCCGAAATCAAAAAGGCCGAGTCCCCTGCGATGAACGCCGAAGCCATAATGACCGAAGAGCCTGGTGTCACTATCGACGTTCTCAACCACGACACTCCTCAGCCCTGCCAGTCATGCGCAGGCACCGGCAAGAAGTCCAACGTCATGGGCAACACCCAAGAGACGGACTGCGAAGTCTGCGCAGGCACGGGCCACCAGCCCGACGACCGCCTCGAGAACATGGAGCAGAACGTTCAGGGCCGTCCTCAGGGCCTCGACAACCGTGACATGAAGGACGCTGAGCCCGAACTGGCGAAGAAGGACTACACCGACGCTGAGCGTGCCAGCATGGAGGCAAGCGGTCAGGCTATGGAGGGTGGTGGCTTCCCCATCAAGACCATCAAGGACCTGCGCAACGCCATCCAGTCCATCGGACGTGCAAAGGACCCAGCCGCAGCGAAGGCGCACATCAAGACCCGAGCCGAGGCTCTGGGACGCACCGACCTAGTCCCCGACAACTGGAAGGGCGCTGACGCTGACCTAGCGAAGGCTGACGACATGAAGCACGACGCAGCCGAACTGAGCGCCATCCGCCTCGGACTCATCAACTGCATCAAGGCTGAGCTCGACGAGATGCTCGCAGGCGACGAGAACGAAATCTGCGACGTTCGTGAGTTGCTCTGCACCCTCGAATACTTCCTCTGCTGGTGGACTGACGAAGCCTCAGAGAACGAAACCCCTGCCCCATTCACCGGATGGGACACCGACGACAAGGATGATTCAATGGCTTATGTAGCACTCGGCGTAAGCGCCGACCTCATCAAGACCGCAACCGCAACCGCCGCCACTGACGAAGTGAAGACGGAACTGCGCAACGAGATCGTCAAGGCGCTGGGCCTTGAAGAAGTCATGACGGCGAAGGCTGAATTGAGCGAAGCGAAAGAGGAGATTGCTCTCCTGAAGGCTGCGCTCGACGAAGTGAAGTCAATGGCTGCACCTGGCGGGCCTGCACTCCGTGCAACCCGTGAACAGACCAGCAAGTCAGCAGCAGTCCTCGCAAACGAGGTGGAGGCCATTCGTCTCCGCAACATCGCCTCGCAAGTGAATGACCCTGCACTCCGCAACGCCTACCTCGAGAGCGCCCGTGCTCTTGAGTCCAACTAACAGAAAGAAGATACAGCGATGACCATCGCCGCTCCTTCCCTTGACCAGATGTTTCACGGCCTGCCAGCCGATGAGCAGGTCAAGCGCTTTGAGGCTTACAAGTCAGCCCTTAGCACCGTCCAAGCCCAGACGCTGAACTCCGCTCGCCGAGGCGAGTTGTCGTTCACCCCGACTGTCGGCATCACCAAGTCCGTCTCTGCCGCCTCGAAGATTGAGGAACTGAAGACGGAAATCACTAAGGCAGTCTCGGGCGACCAGCTCGCTGCTGTCGAGTCCTCGCTCGCCGGCCTCGCCGACCTGCAGAAGGACCTCACCCTCACCAGCCCACTGAACTCGACCATCTCGGGTGTCTCGGGTCTCGTCCCCTACAATTTGGACCCGGTCCTCTCATTGCTGATTCCGAAGGAATTGTATCTCCGCAATTCCACCGCACGCATCAAGGCTCAGGGACAGGCTCTCGAGTTCCGTCGCATCACTGGTGTCTCGAACGCCGGTGTCGGTGGTGTCGCTAACCTCTCGACGTTCTTCAACTCGACCTCGGCTTCCACGTCATTCGGTGGCGTGTCGCTGAACCGTCCTACGAAGATCACCTACGCTGCTGACAAGATTGTCAAGTCGTTCGTCGAGCAGGGTGTCTCGGACTCCGTGAGCCTCCAGGCCGAGTTCGCCGGTGCCGGATTTTCCGACCTGCGCCAACTGTCCCACACTGCCTTAATTTGGGCGCATTTCTTGGGCGAAGAGCGCAACATGCTGAACGCTGTCTCGACTGCCTTGAGCACCTCGGGCTTGACCTTCACCGCCTCGAACGACACCACTGGTACGGGTCTCCCTGCCACCTCGTCGTCGGCTGTCTACGTCACGCTCTCGTCGGCTTACGGTGAGACTGCTGGCGTGTCTGCTGGTACGGTGACCAACGCTACGGCTGGTCAGGGTGTCAAGGTTGCCATCTCCGGCACCGTGCCCTACAGCGCAGTCGCAGTGAACATCTACGTCGTCGTCTCCGGCACCACCTACAAAACCACCACGCCTCTGTTGTCGTCTGCTGTTGCTGGCCTCGGCTACTCCTCCATCACCGGCACCTACCCTTCGACGGACGGGTCTTACAACTCGAGCGCCGCAGGATCGAACTCGGCGACTGGCTACGACGGCTTCATCAGCACGTTCGCTCAGTCGGGTGGCTACCAGAAGCAGTTCAACGGCTCAGTGTCGGCTCAGAACGAGGCCGGTGGCTTCCTCCAGGACGCATTCATCTCGCTGTTCAACAGCACGATGGCTGACCCTGAAGTTGTCATCACTACGGCTGCAATCCGCCGTGCCCTGGCTGCTGCGATTCAGACCAACTCGTCCAACGCCGCCTACCGTCTGAACTACCAGACCGGCGACAACGGCGTGGTGCTCGGCTCGCTTGTGAACGCTCTGCAGAACGAAGCGACCGGAACGATGGTCGAACTCGTCACGCACCGCTTCATGCCTGCCGGTGTCGCAATCGTCCACCAGAAGCAGTTGCCCTTCCCCGACTCCGGCGTGAGCCAGACCGTCGAAGCGCACAACGTCGTGGACAGCATGATCATCGAGTGGCCTCAGATTGGCTTCTCGTACGACATCAGCTCGTACACCTACGGCTCGCTCGCCTTCCGTGCGCCAGCCTGGTCGGGCATCGTGACGGGCCTCACCGCCTAGTCAAATCCGCTAGGCACCACTGCCTAGCACCGAGGGTCGAGCAGGGCTGGTGTATCCCCTTCCACCAGCCCTGCTCCCCTCCCAGTCTCGAAGGGAGCAGTAATGAAACTCGTAGGCTCAGACGCAGGCCTCAAAGAACTACAAGTGAACGATGGCAAGGTCATTCCCCGTCAGAAAGACGGCACCTTCCACATCGAGGGCCAGACCGCTAGGGCTCTCATCAAGTCCGGTGACTTCGCTGTCGCTGGCACCAACTTCCGCAACGCTCGGGGCTTCAAGTGCCTCGACTGCGGATTCAATTCTCTCTACCGTGACCACTGCGGCAAGTGCGACGGGACCAACCTGGAAGAAGAACAATGACCGTCATCGCCCCGTTCTATCAGACCGAAGGCATTATCGAGCCCTACGTCTCGCTCAACGAGGTCAAGTTCTCCCCTACCGCCGCCGCCATCGACTTCACGAACCTCATCGAGAACGCCAGCATCGTCGCTCAGGACCGTGCGCTCTCTGAGCTCATCAAGCGAGCGTCAAGCAAGGCTGACATCTTCTGCTACGGCAAGATGGGTACGCTCAACGCCACCGTGAACACGGAGAACGGCTGGTACCGCCCCTCTCGTGACGGCAACATCACCTTCACTCCGTCATTCTCGCCCATCCTCGCCGTGACTGACGTGCAGGTCGGCTGGGGCCCTGGCTCTGGCCTGCAAGAAATCACCATCTCCTCGAGCAACGTCGCCATCGATCGTGACCAGTTCATCCTCACTGCACCCTCGACGCTCGGGCTCTACTTCGGCAACCTCGGCATCGCTGGAGGACGCTGGGGCTACCAGACGAACATGTGGTGCCAGTATTCCTACATCAACGGCTGGGGCAACTCATTCCTCACCGCCTCGGCAGCAGTCGGGGCCACGTCAATCACCCTGACCGACACGACCGGCTTCTTCGCTGGCATGAACTTCACCATCTGGGACGGGATGCAGGACGAGACGTGCAAGGTCTCCTCTGTGACGGGGAACGTTATAACCCTCGCCTCTGGTCTCCTCTACGCTCACGGAATCGGCGTGAACGCCTCCACCATGCCTGCCGCCGTCAAGCAGGCCGTCATCCACTTCGTCGTGGCGATGGTCAAAGAGCGAGGACAGGGTGGGCTGGTCATCAACGAGATTGGCGAGCCTCAGGCCGTCTCTGGACGTTCACAGACGAGCATGGAAGATGAGATGCAGGGCTACGACCTCCTCGAGCCCTTCAAGGTCATCGGAGGCCGTCAGTGAGCCGTGAGACGGTACGCACGCAATTCGTGAACTACCTGAACAACGCCGGCATCACCTACCTCGCCAGCGTCAAGACCTTCCCTGCGAAGTTCACCCCCGAGGGCGAGTTCTACGACAACGAAGACCCAGGGCACGCCACCGGCTGCATCGTCTACCCCTACATCGAAGCGCAACGAGAGAAGCGCATCGAACTGACCGGCGCAACGGGTGGGGGCAAAAAGATCGCTTACACCGTCGTCTTCACCTGCATCTTCCGCAGCTCAAAGCGAAAGACCGAGGACGCTGGCGCAGACTCCGAAGCCTTCCTCGACTCATTCACCAACGCCATCCGAGCATCGAAGAACTGCGGAGGCTCGGGGCCCATCTTCCAGTGGGGCGAAGGCACCACGCCCGAGGCCGAGGACATCGATGTCGTCTCGTACTACCCTCGGCAAATCAACGGCTCAGCGAGCGTCACTCAGGTAGTTTCAACTGTGCGAGTGACGGTCATCGAAATCACCAACTCCAACTCTTACATCTCCTAAGGAGCATCATGCAATTCACGTTCACTGACAGCGAAGAGCGCACCTATCCGAACATCGTGGTCAATGGTGCGGTGCTCGTCGCCGAGCCTGGTCAGACCTACGACCTCGACGCAGACCCCAGCGACGGACGCTGGACTGCCGCAGAAGCGACGCAGAGCGCCCCAGAAGCCCCTGTAGCGCCAGCAACACCCGAAGCCGACCCAACCTCTACCCCTACAAACTAAGGACTAGCGATGCCCTTTCTTTCAGCCAATAGTTATCTCGGAATCATCAAGGAAGTCACGTCAGGCACCCTGCCTACGACTGGCACGCCTTCGTGGATTCCGGTCTCGACTCCGCAGATCACTCCTCAGCAGATGTTCCTCCGTGATGAAGCCTTCCGAGGCTCGCCCACGACGGTCTACGACCAGGTGCAGGGTGTCCGTCACGATGAGTTCGAGTTCAAGTCCTACCTCTTCGCCGACACCTTCCCCGTGCTCGCTCAGTCCATCCTCGGTGGCGCTGACACGGTGACGGGCTCGACCGCCTACACCCACACCATCAAGGTGCTCAACTCAGCCTCAACCGGCTCGCAGCCCCCCACCTACTCCATCCTCGACTTCGACGGTGCGAACTACTTCACCACCACCGCATCGCAGGCTGACTCGCTCGCCCTAACCTTCGGAGCAGAAGCCGCAGCCGAGGCCACCATCAAGTACCTAGCGAACCCCTACACCTCTTACACCTCAGCGCCCACCGTCTTCGCCTCGCAGAGCCTGAGCTCAGAGCACCTGATTCCGGCATGGGACACGACGGTCTCCATCGGTGGCACGACGTACACCAACGTCACCACCGGCGACCTGACCATCAACCGCAAGACGCAGGCGATCTACACCCTCGGCACGCAGGCCCCTTACGACCTGTTCGCTGGCCCCATCGAAGTCACCGGCAAGTTCACGTTCGTCGTGGCTACGAACGCTGACGTGTTCACCACCGGCTCGAGCGCCTACGGTCTCACCCGTTCGCCTCAGGCCGTCGTCATCACGCTGACCGACCCCAACGACGCTTCTGGTGGCACCCAGCACTCAGTGGCCCTGACCATGACGACTGCGCAGTTCCACAGCGTCAAGCGCACCCGAGGCAAAGAGTTCACCGAGATTGAGGTGGAGTTCACCGCCAACGCCAACGCCACCGACGCTGCCACCGGCTACTCGCCCATCAAGGTAGTCACCATCAACGGACAGTCCGCCGCCTACTAAGCAAGAAAGAAGGGGAACAATGCCAATCATCCAACTACCCAACAACCAGTCAGCAGTCATCGCCTCCCGAGACGAAATCAGCGAGCGCACAACTCGCTCCATCTCTCGGGCGTACCTGTCAGCCGCCAGTGTTGCTGCACACCTCGCCTCCCTCGGATTCGATGACACGAAGCCAGAGACGTGGGGAGCGTACAGCACGCTGTCGGATGACCAGGTGAAGGCGATGGACGCTTACCAGGCTGAGCTCATCGTCGGGCTCGTCAAGCAGTGGACGCTGGGCGACCTGCCAACCCTTGAGTCGGTGCTCGACCTGCCTAAGGCCACGTTCGACGCACTCGCTGAGGGATGTGGTAATGAGTTCAACGGCGCAGGCATCAACACGGAGCCTGACACCGACCCAAAAGCCCCTACCGTCGCCTCGGCAAACTAAAGGCGGCGCTCGAGGGCAAGACGACTGAGGTGGACGCTGAACTGTCCGACTTTACTCGTGAGTACCGCTTCCGCAAAGCCCTCGGAGGCTCGCACGAGGAGTTCCTCGACCAGCCTCGGCAGGTGACGGACTGGCTGCTGGCAATAGATCAAGTCTTTAGAGAGGTTGAGCGTGGCTAGGGTAATCGTCTCAGGAATCCCCGAGTTCAACGACCAACTCAAGCGTGACATGGAGAAGATGAGCCTCGCCGCTCGTCAATTCGTCACCGAGGGAGCCGACATCATCGGCGATAGTGCTAAGGAGCAGTTCAGGGCCCGTCCTGGTGGCTCTCGCACCGTCTCCAAGTCAGGCCACGTCTACTACAAGGGCACCGGCCCCTACAAAGCCCAGCGCCCTAACCCCACCATCCGCACCGGCAACCTGCGCAGCTCAATCTCTCGCAAGTACGTCCGGCAGTCGGGCAAGGGCTGGGAGTCCGGCACCGGCCCCTCGATGGACTACGCACCCTTCGTCGAGTTCGGCACACGCTTCATCTCTGCGCCAGCCTTCCCCTTCATGGCGATGGGCGTGGAAAACGCATCAGAGCGCCTCAACGCACTCGCCCACCGTCTCTTCAATCAGGCTCAGGAGTAATCATGGGATTGCTAAATCCAATTATAGCAACTTTGTTCGCTGACACGAAAGAATACATGGCGAAGATGACCGAGGCTGAGGAGAAGATGGGCAAGTTCGGCCTCGCCGCCGAAGCCTCCTCAACCAAGTTCAACAAGTTCGCCAGCAAAGCCTCCACCGCCGTCATCGGTCTCGGAGGGGCAATCGCTGGCTACGCAGTGGATCAGGCTCTCAAGTTCAACGATGTCCTCGACAAGATTCAGAACCAGTCGGGCGCAACGTCTGCTGAAGTGGACTCGCTCAAGAAGAGCATCCTAAACATCTCGAGCCAGACCGCCATCTCGTCGGACAACATCGGCAACGCCTTCCTCCAGGTGGAGAAGGCTGGCTATCGAGGCAAGGCTGCCTACGACCTCGTGAACGCCGCAGCGAAGGCCTCAGCCATCACGGGTGGGGATGTGGTCTCGACCACTCAGTCCGTCGTCGCCATCCAGCGCCTGCAAATCGCTCGGGGGATGAGCGTTGCTGCCATCTCTGACCTGCTCGTGCAAGCGAACAAGAGTCATGTCGGATCGCTGGAGCAACTGACCGGCGTGCTCAGTGGCAAGGTCGGAGGCGCACTCGCTGCTGCTGGCCTAAACCTCGCTGAGATGGCCTCAGTTTCGTCCGTAGCGTCTCAGGCTGGCTTCGGTACTGCGAAGGCTTACACCTCGCTCGCAACGGGTCTAGAGAAGATTGAGAACCCCACCTCTGCCTCGGCGAAGCAACTCAAGGGACTAGGGCTCAACGCCGAGACACTTGCCGCCACCGCTCGCAAGCCTGGCACTGGCCTCGTGGACGTGCTGAAGATGCTGGAGACGCAGTCACGCAAGACCGGCATCCCCATGAACACGCTGATCAAGGACACGTTCGGCCCTGCCTCCATCGGTCTCGTCTCGACCCTCGCTAAGAACCTGAACCAAGTCGCCGACGCTAACAAGAACCTGCAAGGCTCCACAGGAGGGGCACTAGGGGCGAACTTCAAGGACGTGACAAGCCAACTGAACTTCCAGATGAAGCAGATTGAGATTCGCCTACAGAACAGCGCCACAAAGTTCGGCCTGACCCTGCTCCCCTACGTCAAGGACGCTGCCAACATCATCACCGGCTCGATGGACTACCTCTCAAAGCACCCGTCTACTCTGAAGGGCATGGGGCAAGTATTCGCCGCCGCCCTCGCTGGTGCGCTGAGCCTGAAGGTCGCCAGCATCGGTGTCGCCATCGCTGAAGCGTTCGGTGTCGCAGTTGCTGAGGGAACCGCCGCCGTGATTGGTGCAGCCGTCGCCACTGGTGTTCTCGGGGCACTTACTGCATGGAACCTCGGAAAGCCGACTCAAGCGTCGTTCGACAAGGCCAGCGCCGAGTGGCAGAAGAACAAAATCGCCGGAGGCTACGACATCGCTGCTTTGACGGTGAACACGCTCTCTAGTGCGCTGAACAAAATCAACCCATTCTTCGCCTTCGCCCCTATCCCCACGCTGCCTATCATCGGCCCCAACCCAATTAGCACCTCAGCAGGTGGAGGACGCAACTACAGCCCCAACTCACCTGGCTATCCACGAGGCAAATCAGTCGTGAACGTGAACGTCGGTCATCACGGGTCGATGGGTAAGTAATGCCGACGTTCGATAACAATCTCGGCATCAACGAGACGTGGAACATCAACATCGACATCAACTCAATCGCTGCCGCCCTCGTCTCCAACCCTGCCTTCATCAAGGCCGTCGCTGAGGCCATCCGCATCTCGCAGACTAAACAGGTACGCTCGATGGGGAACCTGTACGGACACACGGCTCAGCAGCAGAAGCCAGCACCTACGACGAAGCGGAGGCTCCGATGACCACCATCGCATCGCTTCCAGTCATCGACGTGTGGATTGGCTTCGGCATCACCAACCTCGCAACCTTCCCCTACCACGCCCTCCCATCTTCGCAACAATCTGACGCGAACTGGACCTATGTAGGCAAGTACGTCCGAGACTTCTCTACTCGCACCGGCAAGCAGCACTACCTCGATCGTGTCGAAGCGGCGACGCTGAAGATGACGCTCAACAACCGAGACGGCTTCTTCAACAACACGCATCAAATCGCCCCTCGGATGCCGGTGGCAATTCAAGCAACGTGGGCTGGCAATACCTACCCTGTCTACCTGGGCGTAATTGACACCATCCGAGAGAAGGTCGGGGACCAACTCAACTCGGACCTCGACATCGAAGCCACCGACCTGACGAAGTACCTGAGCCTCAAGTACCTCTACCGCCCCTCATTCTGGCAGACCTACGCCAACTCAGCCGCCACGAAGAACTGGTATCGGTGCTCTAACTACTCCAGCACCGTCGTCACCTCGGCAGTCGGCAGTGGCTCGACCGTCACCTACTACTGCACGAGCAACGCCTTCAAGGTCGGGGACAACGTGACCGTCTCAGGGCTCGGGGGCAATCAGGCGCTCAACGTCTCGAACGCCACTGTCACGGCAATCTCGGCGAACTCGTTCACCGTCTCCGTCACCGCTCCCTACACCTCTACCGGCGCAGGCGTGGCCTATAACACGACCGTCTACGACCTGACCTCGAGCGCCGCTAATGGAACCTTCGTCGGGCAGGTCTCGTACCCTCAGCACGGCGTGTTGATCTACGACACGAACGGCTGCGCAGACCTCTCGGGCGCATCGAACCAGGGCGCAGGGTACATCAAACTCCCTGCGCAGTCCGGCATCGGTAGCCTCGACTTCTGGATTCTTGGTCAGCAGACCAACGGGCAAGCCGTCACTCAGTTAGTCAGTGGTGGCTCGACCACCGTGCAGATTCGTGTCGGCACCTCGGGGCAGCTCGAAGCGTGGACCGGCGTGACCACTCTGGCCCTCTCCGTCTCCTCGGGAATCGCAGTCAATGACGGCTACTGGCACCACGTCGGGCTCGTCGTGGTCGGCACGACTACCTACCTCTACTGTGACGGCACCTTCACCGCCATCACGGGGCTGACCGCCTCGTCGCTGAGCACGTCGGGCAACCTGAACATCGGAGCGAGCGGCACTAACGTCACCTTCAACGGGCAGGTGGACGAGATTGTCATCTCCAACGTCGTCTCTATTCCGCAGGCGCAGATTCAGCAGCGATACACCGCAGGCACGATGCTCCAAAAGGGCTACCCCGTCACCTCGAACAAGGTGCTCTCGGGCGACCGCATCGCCGAGGTGCTCGTCCTCGCAGGCTGGGGAACCATCAACAACGACGGCGGCCTGTCCTCGACTTGCACGCTCAGCGTCTCGAACTACCTAGTCGGCTCTGCCTATCAGACCGCCTACGCCTACACCTACGGCTCGTCCGTGAACGGCTACGCCTCTGTAGAGCCCTACTACTGGGATTCTCCCGTCACTGGCTCAACCGCCCTAGATCTCATCCAGCAGGCCACAGACACGGACTTAGGCTCGTTCTACCAGCAACCAGACGGCTACTTCCGCTTCGACACGCAGAACTACTTCGGAACATGGAACGCTGGAACCGCAACGGCGGTCACGGCAACCACTCTCACCGACAGCACGCAATCGTGGACAACGAACCAGTGGGTCGGGGTCATCCTCAACTCCGGCACGTCTTCGGCGATTGTCACGTCCAACACAGCGACAACGCTGACGTTCTCCGCAGGGTGGACAGGCGGCACGCCTGCTCTGGGTTATTACTGGATGTGGCTCCCGAGTTCGGCCGCATCGTCCTACACTTGGAGCGACACGGCAAGCGGAGGAGCCCTGCACTACGACGGCCCCTCGGCTGAGGTCATCTTCGACGACGCTGACACATGGACGACTGTTCGGATTACCCCGCAATCGGGCACGGACCAGATCTACGAGAACGTGACCGCCGAGGCTCGATGGGGCTTCTCCACCCTGAGCAAGAGTGCGACCGTCTCCACCTCGCTCGCCGACGCTCTGAGCACCGCCTACTTCCTCGGCTACCTCTACCGCCAGCCCCTCTGGAGAGTGAACAACGTCACCCTCATGAGCGAGACCGGCAACGGAACAAACTTGCCTTCAATGCTGAGCGCAGGGCTCGGGGACATCATCTCGTTCCAGCGCACGATGCCTAACGCCTCGGGAGCGAACGCTATTAGTGCTCGCATGGTCATCGAGAGCATCACGCACGACTTCGTGGCTGACCCTGGCACCTGGCACTCCTCATTCGTCCTCGACCCCTATCCGGTACACAACTAATGGTCATAAAGAACTCCTCGAACTTCGGCTCATCACTGACCTCACTGGGCGACGGCTCAGACGCTTCTTTCTGGCGACAGGGTGGGGCGTGGGATAGCGGCACGCCGAGCAACACGGGCAAAAGTGTCACCACGAACTACACCAACCTCGGTGCACTAACAAGCATCGCCACCTACACCGGCCCAAACACTGCGCCTGCTGGCTTCCTGCGCTACCTCATCCTGTTCAACTTCGGCGAGACCAGTTCCCTGCCCTCGGCAGACACGCAGGTCTACGCCGCTCTCAGTCTCAACCCAGACCCGACCCTGACCCCCTCCCCACTCATCATGGATTACCAGATTGGCTTCACAAAGGCGACACAGGCCGCATCGTTCTCGGGCTCGTTCATCTACAACGCCCCCGACACCCAGCCCTTTAGCCTCTACCTTTTCGCAAAGACCGGCGGCAGCGCCTCCATGACTGTCGCCTACGCCCACATCACCGTTATCGGCATCAACTAAGGAGAATCATGAACGACACACGCCAAGCAATCGTCGCATGGGCGCAGTGGGCTCACGCAAACAGCGCACACTTCAACTACACCGAGGGGCCTCTGCGCATGAGTGCCATCGGCGTATTCCCCCCGAAGTTCCCCATCAACGCTGACTGCTCAGCCTTCGTGACGTGGTGCTACTGGATCGCCGGAGCCGACGACCCGAACGGACTGGGCTACAATCACACCGGCTACACCGGCACCCTGCTCACTCACGGTCTTGAGATTCCCCTCGCACAAGTCCAGCCTGGCGACGTTGTGGTCTACGGCCCATCAACGGGCTGGCACACGGCGCTCATCGTGCAGGCCGGTCCCGACCCTCTCACCATCTCGCACGGTCAGCAGGGCGACCCTTCGCTCGTCCACGTCAGCCAAGACGGTCGCCAGCCTCAGCGTTATCTGCGCTTCCACACCGGCATCGCTGGAACGCCTCGCACGCCCGACATTCTCAAGGTCGCCACGCCCGACCTGACGAAAGTAGTGCCACAGGTGGAAGGCCACGAGGTCCGACCCTTCGAGCCCAAATCATGATGCTGGGATTCTCGCTCAACACCGCTAACTGGTGGATTAACTTCATCGTCAGCATCGGCTTCTTCCTCGGCTTCGTCTGGGGTACGTTCAAGACCATCAACCAGGTCAAGCAATTCCTCCACCACCGCATCGCTACTCGTGCCTCAGACCTCGCTGCCGAGCGCCTCGCCTCGGAGATTGAGGAAATCAAGGCGCAATACAAGCCCAATCACGGCTCGTCCATGCGAGACGCAATCGACCGCATCGAAAGCGCACTGACCAAACTCGACCTCAAGCTCGACTCTACGGACGCAAAGATTGACCGTCACCTCGGGGCGCACGAGGGCCTGTGAAGCGCATCGGTCACTGGGACTTCCATCCAGCCGTTCGCTCGGGGGATGACCGCACACTAGGCGAGAAGGCCGCCGACCGCATGAGGCACGGCATGGGCTCGTGGCCCTTCGTGTTCGGCTTCGTCGGCTTCATGGCTGTATGGATGACGTACAACATGTGCGTCAATGGATTCGACCCATTCCCGTTCATTCTGCTGAACCTGTTGCTCTCGACACTGGCAGGATTACAGGGGGCGATTCTGCTCATCGCTGCGAAGCGTGCAGATCGCATCTCGTCAGAACTGGCGAAGTATCACCTCGAGGTCTCTGAGGCCACGAAGCAGATGCTCGCCGACCACAAAGAAATGCTGTACCAAATCAAACTAGGAGAACCTAAATGACCTTACCAGTGAACAACCTCGTGGCTCCGCTTCTGACTGAGCCAACTACATGGCTCGTGGGCCCGATTGCCTCAACCTACAAGAACAATGAGACCATTACGCTCTACAGCCTCAAGGGGCTCTACCAAGTGGACTCAAGCGGCAACCCGACGACTATTCCGCTCGGCACCTCCGGCCCGTTCGTGATTCAGGTGGACAGCGAGCAGATTCTCTGCTCGGCTGCCAACTACAACGACAACAAGGTCACGATCTACGCTTCGAGCCAGGGCAACGGACGAGGCTACAACGGAACGACCATCGCCAAGCACGAAATCGGTGGCTACGGCTCCGGTCAGGTCTTCGTCGTCTCAACCTCGGTGCAGGGTGGCGTGAGCTCACAGATTCAGGCTCTTGCTTACGGCTCAGCGATTGGCAACAACGTTGCAGAGAGCTTGCCTCGGACGTTCGTCAATGGAAACATCACGCCAGGCTCGGGTACACTTCGTACTGCGGCAGTGTATTTGTACGCTGGTCAAGTCGTAAGCAACATCACCTTCTGCACCTACACCACCGCAGGCGCAACGGTCACCGGAACGTGGGCTGGACTGTTCACGCCAAATGCTAATTACTCCACCTTCACGCTCGTCGCCGCCACCGCTCAGCAGAACCTGACTTCGCTGGCTGCTTCGTCCTACTTCACATGGCCCATCGCCACTGTCGCCTCGGGTGCTTCGACGACGTACACCGTGCCTGCGACGGGAATCTACTACGTCGGCGTCTGCATCACTGCGACCACCATGCCGACCATCGCTGCGAACGGCATGACGCCTGTTGCCAATAGCAACAACCCACCACTGCAAGCAGCAACGATTACTGGGTCGGCTAACCCTGCAACCATCGGCACAACGTACTCAACTGGTGGCTCTGGGTCTGTCGTCTACTACGCCCTGACCTGAGATTACTAAGTCCCTCATCATCGACAACTAAGGAGCACTAATGGCACTACTCGCAGTCGCATCGGAGAACACGGCAATCGCCGCCATCTTCGTCCCCTCGACGACCTACTACCTCAGCCTGCACTCGGCAACCCCTGCGCAGACTGGCACGAACGAAATCTCGGGTGGCTCCTACGCTCGTCAGGCCATCACGTTCGGCTCGGCATCGGGTGGTTCGGAGGCTTCGACCAACTCGCAGACCTTCACGAACCTCCCTGTCGAGTCGGGCGGCATCCCCTACTTCGGTATCTGGGACTCCGCTACGGCTGGCAACTACAAGGGCGGCGGCACGACCACCGGCTTGACTGGCTCACTGCCTGCCGGAATCTCCGTGAACTTCGCCACTGGTGCAGTGACCGTCGCTATCGCCTAATGAGCGACGGCGACTTCATCGGCACCGCTACGGCCTCATGGACTTTGCCTGAGGCTGAAAACGTACCAGAAAAGGAATAGTTATGGCTGAATCTCCGGTCAATGGGGTCGGCACAACGCTGGCTTCGTCTATCACAAACGTCGCCACCACAGTCTCGCTGGCCTCGGCTACTGGCTTCACAAACGCTCAGTACCACTGCCTGATTAGCGACGGTACGAACTACGAGATTGTGCTGGCTACGGCATTGTCTGGCACCACTCTCACCATTACGAGAGCGGTCGAATCGTACAACGGCGTACAGACTGCGTTCTCCTTTGCTGCTGGCTCAACCATCAACGTTGTTCCCTCGGTTGCCTCGGTAGTTGGCCTCATCGAGGGTCAGCCTTACCTCACCGTCACTGGGGTGGGCAACGCCACGACAGCCACTCGCTACGTCGGCGGTACGGCGAATGGCGCTCCCTCATCGGGTACATTTGCAGTGGGCGACTTTATCGTCGACTTGACCGGAACTATCTGGGTCTGCACTACTGCTGGAACTCCTGGCACTTGGACCACCACCATCTCGTCACACCTGCAACTTCGGTCAGCGACGGCGACGGTTGGGCGCAATGAAATAACTTTGTTCTCCGGCTCAACCGCCAGCCAGACACTCACCGCACCGTCAAATCCAATCGACGGCTCAAACTGGACAGTCATCAACAAGTCATCGGTCTCGGTCACGCTCAGTTTCACTCCGTCAATGATTCCGCTTGGCTCCACCACCGGCGTAACGACGTTCTCAGTCCCTGCCAACGGCTCGTATTCGTTCGTCAATTACAACGGCTCGCAGTGGTACATGGTTGCATCGAACAGCGCCGACCAACTAATCAACACGCTCCCAGTTGCTAACGGCGGTACGGGTCAAACATCAACGCCAGGAACTGGTCAAATCCTTACCGGCAATAACACCAACTTTCAGTTAGTCCCTAATGCGAGCGCACTCGGTCAGGTCCTCACGGCTCTACCGATTAGCGGTGGCGTTGGTTGGCAGAACGTTAATTTGGGTAGCACAACCGTGACAGGGACGGTTGCGGTCGCTAACGGCGGTACTGGTGTGACTACCTCCACCGGCTCCGGCTCCGTCGTCCTCAGCACGTCGCCCACTCTCACAACTCCTACGCTGTCAGGAAACACAACTGCTGGGACAATCAACTCAACGACAATTCCGTCCTCGGCAACGTTGCTCACGTCTACAACGGGTGTCACTACGTTCGCTGGTGGCACTACAGGACTGACTCCTGCATCTGCTACGTCTGGCGCAATCACACTGGCTGGAACTCTTGCAGTTGCCAACGGTGGAACTGGTGTCACGAGCTCAACTGGTAGTGGATCCACCGTTCTTTCAACGTCGCCTACACTTGTCACTCCGGCACTCGGAACTCCGGCGAGTGGTGTCATGACGAACGTGACCGGACTTCCCCTGACTACTGGAGTCACTGGAACCCTGCCTATCGGAAACGGCGGAACCGGCATCACAACTGCTGGTGCCAACAACCAGTTTCTCGCTACCAACGGCACGGCTCTTTCGTATCGCTACACTCAAGCGCAGGCGCTAGGCTTCGGCTCAAGCGTCGGAAGCAGTGTTGCCGAAACCATGCCTCGAATGTTCGTCACAGGCTCTTTCACTCCTGCAACTGGTGCAATACGAACGACGGCGGTCTACCTCTACGCCGGTCAGGTCATTAGCAACATCACCTTCTCCACTGGAAGCACCGCAGGCGCAAGCGTCACCGGAACGTGGGCTGGACTGTTCACTTCGAACGCTGGCTACACTCAGTTTACGCTCGTCGCTGCTACCGCTCAGCAGAGCCTTACCTCGATGAACGCCACGACAATGTTCACATGGCCCATCGCAACAATCGCTGCTGGCTCGTCTACGACGTACACCGTGCCGACAACTGGCATCTACTACATCGGAGCCTGCATCACGGCGACAACAGTTCCATCCCTCGCCGCACTCACAACGACGGTCAATACTGCCAGCCAACCAATCACGGCGGCGGCTCTTACAGGGTCTACTAACCCTGCAACTATTGGAACGACGTACGCATTAAACAACTCTTCTCAAAACATCTACTACGCCCTGACCTAAAGGAGACTTGAATGGCGACCTCCGGCTGGGGTGCAACTCGATGGGGCTCGCTTCAGTGGGCTTCGACATCAAATAACCTCACGCCGACCTGCTCGGGTGCTTTCTCATACGTTGGTGCATCATCGGCAAGCGTCGTTAGCACCAGCTCGTTGTCCGGTTCGTTCGCTGGCTCGGCGAGTGCGATCATTCAGGCGACGGGCTCAGGCTCGTATTCCTACACCGGCGCAAGCACGACCTCGAGCATCACCTCAACTGGCTCGCTGGTCGGCTCGTTCAATGGCTCGTCAGCCGACTACTTGGTGGATGCAGGCTCGCTGTCGGGGGCGTTCTCCGCTTCCGCTTCGGGAACCATCGCCGCTAGTGCCTCTGGCTCGTACTCGTTCACCGGCACAGGGTCGGCACGATTGCTCGCCTCTGGGGGCCTTTCAGGGGCCTTTCAGGGCAACGCAGTCGGGGCTATCCAAGCACTCGGCGCACTCCTCGGAGCGTTCGCTGGTACCGGCACGGCAATCTATTACTTCCCCCCATCATCACCTGGCACGGTTATTGGCACAGTGTTGGTCGCTACGGTGAAGAACAAGGCCTACTCGGGAACCGTCACCGGCACGATCTACACCGCCTCAGTTCGAGGCACCTCCTACCAAGCAACAGTCACCGGCACCGACGAGGCCGCCTCAGTCAAAGGAACAGTTCATGTCTAGTTATACCTACTTCGCTGGGGCCACCCTGCGCCTGAGCACGAACGACTACCCCTTCACCAGCATCACTGGGACGGTAGTAGACCCTGACGTGGTGACGCTCCAGGTCAGCGTGTCAGGTCAGACCGCCTTGACCTACACCTACACCAACGGCTCGGGCGACCCCACCGGCACCATCGTCCGAGATGGCACGGGCAAGTACCACGCCGACCTCTCGACCACCGGCAAGGCTGGAGTCTGGTCGGTCATCTGGTCAGGCCAGCCGTCCTCAGGCACTGACACCACCAAGACTTCAGCCGTCTGGCAGGGCGAAATCACCGTATCGCCGACAGGCTTCTGATAGTTTCATGGTGCGGAGAACTGAGGAGGCCCCAATGGTAGACCTGTCCGAGTTTCATGATGCACAAAAGAAAGTCTGCATAGTGGCGAAGTTCGTCGCCGCTCTGAGCACGACTGAACAAGAGCAGTTCCAAGCAGCACAAACCGAGCCCGACATCTCGACGGCGAGCATCGTTCGCTGGCTACTACGCCGAGGGGCGACGTTCCGTGAGAACGTGGTCTACAACCACCGCAAGGGTCAGTGCCCATGCCAGTGAACCTCGACGAGTTCGAGCCACGTCCCGAGAAGGCAATCCGATCATCTGTCGAAGTCGGGCCCGATGGTGGCGAGTTTCAGACCGGCGAACTAACCCGACCTATCCAACTGGCCTCAGACTGGCACGACATCCTCAAGGGCTTCGGGCTCGACCCCGATGAGTTCTTCGTGGTGGACGACACCGTGCGCATGTCCAAGTGGCAGCAGTCCAAGCGCACCGAGTCCGGCGACCGAGATGTTGTCTGGCTCTACTCCTACCGAGCACGCTTCGCACGTCGCACGCCCACCCTGACGGACGTGGACATCGAGCGCCTGACCTCGCTCGTCGAGAAGTGGCGACCGGCGAAAACAAAGCCCAACACCACAACTGCCGAGCCCTGCACCTTCCTCATCAACTGGGCTGACTGGCAGATAGGCAAGTCCGAGAACGGTGGCGTGGCTGCGACGGTAGACCGAGTGCACAAGTCATTCGAGGACTGCATCGCACGCATCAAGGAACTGCGCAAGGCTGGACGCAACATCGAGAAGGTGGCAGTGTTCAACCTGGGCGACCCCAGCGAGGGATGCTCGGGCAACTACGCCAGTCAGCAGTTCACCGTGCAGCTCAACCTGCGAGCGCAACTCAACCTCGTCCTCGACCTGTGGACGCAGGGCGTAGCGACACTCGACCCCG